AACTTGAGAACCTCTGGCTACTCTGGATTCTAAAATAAATCCCTCACTATTAATAGCGGAAGTATCATTTAAATTTCCAGTATATTTATGAGTTGTTGGAGGGGTACCGCTGGCTGGAGCACCTGTAATTCCGGTGTATGTATCATTTCCCCATCCTGATATTTGGTAATCTCCATCTGCTCCGCTTGTAGTTAGATTAAAATCTGAACCTGCTGCTATTGAAGACACTGCTGCTACGGGTTTATTAGTTATATGGAGATAAGAACTATCAGTACCCCAAGCACTTATAACATTAGTAGATGATAGGGCAAGAGAATGAAATGAGCCAACTGATATAGATGAAAATGTTCCAGCAGGAGTTGAACTTACAGTACCATCAGTATCTGTTCCCCAAGATGTAAGAGTTCCATTACCTGATAAGGCTAGGCAGTGAGTATCTCCCGCGGCTACCTGAACATACCCAGAAGTATCTGGTACGTTTTTAAATACGTCATTATCGAAGTCATTTCCCCATACGTGAATGTATCCGGAGCCATCAATTGCTAAGTTATTATATCTACCGCAGTTGATATCAGTGAATCCACTAGTGTCGGGCTTGGCACTAAATCCTCCTGTAAACTGATAGTCTCCCCATGCATGAATATATCCGGAAGAGTCTAATGCTAATGCATGACTCTCATTTGTAGAAATCTTTGTAAATCCTGAACCCGAAGGGGTATTAGAAACTTGGTTGTAAGTATCATCCCCCCAAGTAACAATATGTCCTTGTTGGGTTAGTGCTACTCCATGATTTCTACCTAATTTTGCAGTGGTAAAATGAGAATCGGTTGGGATATTTATTAATATGTACTCTAGAGGATGTTGTTGATATTTACCCCAACCATGTAAAGTTCCATCAGACTTTACAGCTAGACCTCTACCAAAATTAGTATCTATATCCAGCCAAGTATGAGTAACAGCGTTTCCTGAAGTAGCGTATATCCCACCTGATGGAATGTAGCATCCATAATCTTTAATCTCCTTAAGAGTTAAGGGACTGTATTGACCTGAAAAATTTATATAATTTAAAAATTGACCTAATCTTCCAGGTCCGGAAGAATTAAGATCGTACACAGGAGGTTGAATAGTTGTGTCTGTAGGAACAGGGATACTAGGAGCTAAAGCTTTAATACCTGCTACTCCTTCTGTATTATAACTTTTAGAACTTTGTGCGCTTCCTAAAGACATAGCAACAATACCCATAGTGGAAGTAGAAAAACTTATATGGGGTGCCATAGACGAAGGTGAAGGGAGTACTGTAAATGCATCGGCTATAAATTCTGATGCGGCATCTACAACTAGATTATGATCTTCAAAAATTAAATTAGAATCTCTAAGATCTCCGTGATATATTTTTACGTACCCTTCCATTAGTTATCTGATAAATTAAACATTATTCCATCTCCTATAGAGGTGGTTAAGGCTTCTCCTGAGGATTGAAGTCCAAAGTTTGCAGGGTCACTTGTCCCGTAAGGCTCAATAGCATATCCTCTGGAACCTCCACTTGTTCCAAATATATCTACAATATGAGATCCTATTATACCTATCCTAGTAGCATTCATGTCTGCCATATCGTTAAAGTGAGAATATATTATTTTTAATTCTTTTTCTGTAAAAGATATACCTTCATTAGCGGAAGCTGCGACTCCTGAGGTGCCTGAGAAAATAGAATTTCCAATAACTCCGCTGGTATTAGCAAAGTCCCTAGCGATTCCTTTTCCAAATTTAAAATTATCTAAAGTCGATTCTCCGAAGTCAGTAGTTAATCCTTGTCTACACATAGAGGCTATAATAACTTTCTTTATCCCTCGAATCTCACCCCTTCCTACTGAGGGTGCGCATCCAAATAAGAAAGGTATTCTACATGGGAAAGTTGAGGATACATTAACGCCACTATAAGTGTAAGTAGAATGTATTAAATCCGAACGACCAGCTGGTAAGTAAGTTTCGGTACCGGGGTATGTGGACGTACCTGAAAATAATATAGGTAGGGCTGATACTGCGAGATCATTAGAAGCATCGTATACCCCACTTAAGGAGCCTGATGGGGAGAAGTAAGTACCTGAAGAAAAGTTGTACCCTAGAGGTATGAATTCTGCAGTATGGATATCTAAAGTATCGTATGCGGATGTATCAACTTTAAATATTGCTTTTTTAGGAATAGGCATTGCCTTTCCATTTCTACTATAAACTCTAAACCTATTTAAGTATTTTAAACTTCTTCTTCTGCCAGAGGTTCTACTAGTACTTGCATGGGATGACATTGTAAAGTTTGCAGATGTATCAGTACTAGATGTAACAACATTCGTTAATGATATACTAGAAGGTGTTATATTATTTAATATGTAATGATCAACATCCGCAGTAGTAGATAAATCAAAAGCATTTATTACAGCGATAGGACATAGTTGTATATCATTAGATGTATGCTCTTCTGCAGCATCAGCTACATTAAATATTTTAGCTTGTACATGGAATGGTACAAAGCTTCTAAATACTTGGCGAATAGAATTTATAACTTCTGATTTTTGAATTCTGACAGCATCTACTGAAAAATTAAAATTATTTAAATATACTTGAGAGGTTATAGTAGAGCTCTTAGAAGACCAGTAATCTACTAACCCTAATTTAGAAACATCCTTAGAAGCTGCTATACTTGATAAGTTAGGCGGAGGGGAATAACCACTTGCGTAAAATTTCCATTTCCTATTCCAACTACGATAGTACAAATCTTGATTATCGTAACTTTCTTTCATTAGAATTGACGACAGCTCTGATACGTAAGTTGTAGGGATATCTAGTCCACCTCTTGGGGAATTTACTCCACTAGCATTACCAGAGGCTGTAAGAATATCACATAGAATTTCTACCTGGTTTCGAGTGATCCAAGTGTTATCATAGAATCTATCATTCTCCCATGGGGGGACTGGACAGTCGGGTATTTGCCTATGGTAAAATCCTTTAAAATTAGGATTATCAGGATCCCAGGAACTTAAATTAAATTTAACATCATTAAAGTAAATGGCTCCTCCTTCCGCGCGGGTGGGAGATGGTGGTGTATTCTGATGTAGAATCTCTAATACATAATCAGTTGCGGCGCGATAATTTAAATCTTTATTTGTTTGAGACCATCTGTTAAGGGGAATCCCTTTAAATGTTTGAGTACTTGCTTTAGGATGATTTAATGTTAAGGATTCCGTAGCGATTAAATAATATACCATCCTAGGTAGAAACATTTCCCATGTCTCATTTATTTGGTCAGTTGGAACTATATTAGGGTCAGAAAAAACTAATTCTAAAGCTTCCTCTAGTGCTTTCCTGGTACCTTTGCCTTTGTAAATATAGACAGCTTTTCTAAGCTGGGCTCTCCACCGGTCTACATCTCCAGTCATTAATCTCCAACCTATTAAGGATGCGAGGTGCTGTAAAAATTGAGGTGGACATCTTTCAATATCAACTAGATCGCCAAGATCTTCTATAGTTGTATTTATATCATAGAATCCATAACTAAGGGCTTGTAGAAATTTCGTAAAAGCTCCGTCTTCAACCATCTTAGGACTAAAGGTATTTTCAGTCAGGAAAAGATCTAAATAAGTGTCTAAAGTTGTAGAGCTTTCATCATGGTCATTATACCATATACTCACTAAGGTTTTTAGTCTGTCCCAGTTTTGGGTTCCTGAAGTATACGTTCCAGCTGATATATTATAATCGCTTTTACTTAATTGGCGGGGTATACAATCATTAAAAAGATTTACAGTTTCTCTATTCTTCCATAGGTGTTCAAATATAGAAGTAACGGCGTCTGATTCTCTAAGGGATGATCCATCATATAGTTTAGTTAATTCTTCAGTAACAATTGACGATGGTTCTACGGTTGTCCCCGTTAATCCTGTAGAATTTAATGCATAATACCAGGATAATGTATCCATTAGGTAAGTGTGGCATTTAGCTGAAGTATTAACGCTAGAGGTAACTAAAGAACTTACACCACTTATAAATTCAGTGGATGGGGAATTTAGTACAATATGAGGAAGTAAAGTTCCTGAGACATATGATTTAAATTCTTCTCTATTTGGGAAATCGGAGAATGAGGTATTTAATGCATTTAGAATTTTAAGTTCAAAGATATAAGGTCTTATATTAGTTAAATCATTACGTAGTACAAATCTCTGGCGAAGAGAAGATGCTTCATAATTGATAGTTGGGAATATATCTTCAATAACATCTACAACTTTTAAAATCTTCCCTAAGGTAGAGTATAAAATGTCTTCGCCGGTACCGTAGATTGAAGCATCTGTATCATGGTACAAATCGGGGGTTATAGCCTTTATTACATCAATATAATTATGTTGATGATAATTTTTATCAGCTAATCCCTGATCTCCTAATCCTCTTTTTCTTACCATTTTTTTATACGTACTTAACGTTAATTTCTACATTGTTTAACTGCAATATTTCATTAAAATTCAGTGAGATATTATTTTTAATATTATCAATCGACGAAAATCTAACTTCTGGAATATTAAAAATTTCTTTGTTTAGATCATTAACATGAAGAGTTTCCCCGAAATCCCTATTATTTAAATCGAAAAAATTCACTATATTAGCTGCAGCTTTTCTTTTAATATCTTCTTCATATATTTTATAAGGCTTATCTAAGAATAATGTACACTTTAAATCTACAGTTCTTACTAGCCCATCTACAATTGTTAACTCATCGGTTAGCATTTTATACTTATTTAAGTATTCCAATAGTTCTCTTTTATACGTAATAGATGCTCTCTCCACCTGAACTTGCGCGCCATTGACAGCCGCAGCAAATGCTACTGTATAAATATCAATCATATTTCCACCCGCTCCGGAGTTTCTAAGAACTGCGGATGCTTTTCCAGAGTGACCTGCTGTGCTTGTAAAATGATTTGCAAAGGTTGTGTAGTCTTCCCCCGTAACTGCTCGATATTGGGTTTTAAAGAAATAAGGTCCCCATTTCTTTGCGTGATCAGTAGTTTCAGAGCTTAATCCACCCGTTGCCATAGTAGGATTAACTACATCTACTGAAATTTCAGTTGAGCCTAGAGATACAGGAATTTTAACATTAATAGAGTTAGATACAATATTACCTCTATCACCTCCTCCAACTCTATAGTAAAGTGTGTACGATTTTCCTGCTGTAGGAGAAACTCCCCTTAACCCATCTCCGAAATTAATTTTTACAGAGTAATCGTCCATATAAGTTTTACTAAAAACTTTATCGGTAGAATCTGCTAAAAATAAATTCTCAATCTCATTATAGATTTCTCCGTCTGTGTGTAAAATTAAACTTCCTTCCACTACAGAAGGATCATCTATGTCAATAGTGTGAATGGTATCGGTATTAGAAAAAGTTCCAGTTTTAGCTTTAAGTAATCCTTCCAGCAGAATAAGATTTGAAAATACTTTACCAGCAGCATTTAAAGAATCAGAAAGTACGAGTTCTATAATCTCGCTATCCATGTCTACATTTCCAGTACCGTCTACTTCATACATAGTATAGTTTATAGATCCTGAATCTTTATTACTAGGGATGGAAAAAGATCTACTGAGCGCAGGGATAGAGAGAGAACTAGTATCTCCTCCAGCTGTTACAGTATCGTCATCTCCTAGAGTCAAAGTACATCCAGCTTTAGAACTAATAGGACCTCTCATCTTTACACCTATAAGTTGCAGTAGTTTTCTAAGATTTTCTGGGGACTCTACAGATGTAATATAATTTTCGTTAGCTAGCATATCTGCTTTGTAAGATAATACAGAAGCTAAGTAGGAAAATAATTCTATAAACATCATACCCATATCAGATTCCGCAAAGGTATTATAGTCATCTGGATATACTGCTTTTACATAATTAATTAAAGCAGCTTTAAATTCTGGGAATTCAGCTGCGGAGTAATCGATCTTTGTAGCCTTAGCAGTTGGGGATAATTCCCCTAAGGATAAAAAATCAGTAGTTATAGAGCCATCAAAT